CCAGAAGAACTTAAACGACCCGATTTTTTAGTTTCTAGTCGTTATTTCCAAGTTTAAAGTCCTAATGCAAAGTGGGGAAGACTTGGTGAATCTGAAGAGTATTTCTGGGAAACTAAATCAGAACAACAACAAGTAGTCCAGGATACCGCAACAGGTATTGAAATTAAAGATTTTTATTTTGTTGATAGTAATAAAGAATTTGACCGCTAGAATATTATTATGAATTTAGTTTAATCATGAATGACCTTCTTTCTAATCCAATTACTTGGATTGTTGTAGCAGCTCTTTCTGAAATTATTGCTTTATCTCCTTTGAAAGAAAATAGTGTTATTCAAATTGTTCTTAAAGCAGTACTTCAGCTTAAGCCTTCTGTAAAAAAGTGAAAGGTATCACTCCTGATGATGCTGTGTTTATTGCACAGTGGTCGTTACGGAGTGATAAACAACGAATCAAAGATGAGTTAACACGCCGTAAAAATATGGCGTTAACTGGTCATCGTATTGACGAAGCAATTCGTAAATATAAAAAAGAAACGGGTTGGTATGATTAATCATCCAATGCTTGGAACCAGAAGGTAACACCACCGTTATCTTCTACGTGTTTTCTAGTGGTATAAGCCTCATCCTTTGTCATCGTTTTACAGTGACGTTCTTCACCAAGTTCCCAGCAGATGTTGACACGAGTAGGTTTATTTTTTTTCATGATTAATTTGAGCTAATTTAGCTTCTGCTAAGGCGCTAACTGCAGTCCATGCAGTTTGTCCGGATACAATTTCTTGATCACAAAAATATTCAATTGTATCTTCAACTAATTCTATCAGCTCTTCTTTGGCTGCGTAAGAAATAATCATTGGTGCATAGCAACTAGTAGTAATATTGAAGCACAAATCCCCCAGGAACTGAGCAACAATATAGCAATTAAAGCACCTTCAGAGGACATTAAATACCTTTTTGCAGATTTTGTATTTTTCAAGGCGATCTTCATATCCGTTCCATCCTCCATTAATGCGGTAACAACAGTCGTCAAAACCCTTGGTAAGACAAAGGTATAGAAGATCATTATCTTTAATCCAAGTTAATGCAGAACGAAAAGGGTAGTGATCGGCTACATATTCACAACCACGTTCTACGATGAGAGGATCCTGCAATTCAGCAGCTAAGCGTGTGTAGTTGTATTTACCAGTCAGCATTAGTACTCCTGTACCTTTATATTTAGGTCCGTCGTAGGGGCCGTTACCCAGATCAGCACGATTATTATATGCAGTCCCATCTGCAATTTCTTTCATCCAACGGAAATTACCTGTTTCATGCATAAGGTTTGCAATTAACATGCACATGGCTCCTTTGTGTTGATCAAACTTTGTTATCATCAACAACTTATTAAAGTCGCCACAAAATGTATTATCAAATTTGTTAGCAGCATAGCCTGTTAATTGCTGCATAATATCCGGTGTAATAATGCGACCTGTTGGATTTGCTGGACCTGCACGGTACATACAAGCAAATTCATCAATTTGATCGTCCGTAAGCTGTGATTCTAGCCAGTTCCAGGCAGCTAGCTGGTGTGATTCTTCCTTGTACCACTTTGCAGCTTTACTGAGATTGATTGTCATTTTTTTATAATATAGGTCGGTAAAAACTTTATTACTATAACCAAACTCTAACAGGATTTTGAGGCCATACCGCATAAGCCTCCCATCCACTAGGCACTGGACCTCGATAGTTTAAATGCCAGCCATCAAGTACTTCAGGTGGTGTAATTACTTCTTCAGTTTCAAGATCCCATTCACCACCACGAGTAATAATACCAATAACAGAAAGTGCATGTTGATGACTACTGACTATAGGTTTTTTATCACCATATTCATCAATGGTAATTAGATTAGCAGCTTCTAATGCAGCAAGGGCTGTTTCTTCATCTGGAAAACGAAACATCGTGGGGATGTCAGGTGTCAATAGTTCTTCTTCCACAATTAGTTAGTAATTGTCTTTAGTGTACTATCTGGAAGCCGAGAAGGCCAGTAAGTTAAACGTTCTACAGTACCGTTTAACTTAAAAGCACCATTAAACCGGCTACCAATTCTTAACTGGTTAACTGAAGGTGTTTCACTTATACTAAATGGTCCCACTAAAGTACCGTCTCTAGCTACACTATAATTTTCTGAAGCTACTCCAAGTGCATGTTTAGCTTTGGTTGAAGCTCCAGTTATGTCTATACTGTTTTGACTATCATTATTTCTTATTGCTAGACGATCAAAATCAAGTCGATAGTTTAAAAAGATTTCTTCTGCACTGGTACCGTCACTAAAGTCATAAATAAAAATATTGTCACGAATACCTTGAATTAAATAATTAATAAAAATACTACCTTGAGTTTGATTGTACCAATTAGAAAAATTATTAGTTTCAATAGTCACGATATCAGCAGCACGGTCCGTTTGTTGACCAGTAGTAGGCATATAAGAAGTTGAAAATTCACCTTCTTCAATTTGAGAACCTAATACAATAATATTTTCGTCTGTTGTTGTTGTATTAGGACCAATAGTATGCTGATAAACACCAGTAACTGCTGGTGCAAAATTATAACTTATTTTAATTACATTACTACCAGCATTTTCAACTTTGATATTGCTAATTGTTCCATGAGTAGTAGTATTATTACTAATATTGTAAGAAGCTGGATCCAAGGGGTCACTGGTATCGGAAGGTTTTTGAATGAACGAATTACCTGCTACACCGTTTACTTTTATTCCAGATCTAAATTTTCCACTGGGGTCTTGATCACTCTCTAACCACCAATCAGTAACTGTATAAGTTTTAGTGTTATCTAAAGAGGGGACTGATCCGCCTAATCTAATATTATGCCAAATTTGACCATTACTTGTTACACGTACTCCATTAAATACTCCTAACATATTTAAAGATAAATTAGTAGGATTTTTGGAAGAACCATTTATCCAACCGTTATCCATATCAGCTGCAGAGTACCTAATTAAATTTGTTCTTGGCTCTTCAATTAACAAGCCAAGACATTTATGAGTTACTGGATCATGATCAAAACGTGGTGTACTGTTAACTGCACCAGTGGTTTTAACGTATTCACCAAGGGTGCTGGATTCTTCTAGTTGGGCTCCCCAGACGTAAAGGCCAGAGACACCATCACCTGCGTAGCCTTGAGCACCGTTATTTGGATTACTACTTAGTCTGAATTGAGTTCCAGCATTAGTAGTAACAGTAGCGGTAGCTGTTAGTGAACAGCGGTACCAGCCATCTGGATATGCTTCAATACTTGCAGTACCTGTTCCATTGCTAATAACAAAACTACCATCACCGGTAAGATTAAACGCTACAATTTGGTTTACACCAAATGCAGCTGTAGTAAAAACAAATCCAAAATAACGATCTTGTGTACCGGTATTACTATATTTTTTAGCCCAACAAGAGACAGTATAAGTTGTATTTGCTACAAAACTGTGGCTATTGTTAATGTATCTACCACTTGTTTGTGTGTCTTCAACCAAAAGCGTAGCTGTTGTTGATTCATCAGGTGCAGTAGTAGCATTGTCAGTAATAGTACCTCTTAAAGCTCCTTTACCCCAGAATGAAGAAGCATTGAAACCTTCACTGTCTTCAATATAATTAGTAATTGCTTTTTTAATTAATCCATCACTATCGTAATATGTTCCGCTACTTGCACGACTAAATTCAATAAGATTTGAACCTGTAATAGCATCATTTAAATCTTTACGATCAGCAAATTGAAGATCCAAATTTGGTCGTGCACCTGCTAAATCCCATAACTGGTTTCCAAAACCATTATATTGGTGAATACTTTTCTGTTTTGTAGCTAATGTTCTCATTATTGTTTAGCCATTTTGGTTAACGAATTACCAGGAAGTCGAGAAGGCCAGTAAGTAATACGTGAAAGCATCCCATTTAAAGGGGCTGTCTGGAATTCAGAGTTACCTAATTCTAATTGACTTATTGTATTTGGTAGAGTAAAATTATCTGCATCTTCTTCTCTTCCATCATTACTTTCACTTTGAAAATCATTTGACTTGAAAGCGCAAGCAACTTTAATCTCTGTAACATTTTGGAATGTAGCGTTAGTGTTTAATTCCTGTGTTCCTGAAGTAAACACTCTAAAACCAACAGTTGTATTTGCTCTGCCAAAAAGATTTATGCGGTTTGATGAAGTTCCATCACTAAATTTATAATGTGTAGCTCCTCCCACTTCATTTATTCGAAACAACTTTGTATGATTAAATATCGTGCCTTCTGATTGATTATACCAATTAATCAAGTTGCTATTATTAATAATGGCATGATCTTCATCACGTGTTGCTGTTGCTGCCTGAGTTGGAATATAACTAGTTGGAAATTGAACGCCCGTTTCAAACTGGGCACCATGTATAAATATTGACTCTGTTCCTTCTGCCACCCAGTTCAATATTCTAAATACGGTTTCATCGCCATGTATCGCAAGACTAAAACCATTGCTACCTGTTGTAGTACCAGATGCCCAAATACGCACCCAATCATTAGGAAGATTTTGATAGCCTGCAGCGATGTTAGCTGAATTTCCGATAATACCTTGTCCTAATAACCTATCTGTTGTAATGCCAGGTTCAATATCAAATACAGCTGAAAAGCTATTACTAAGCCCACCAAAACCAAGGCTAACATATCTATAAGTGTCTTTTTTAACAAATGCACTGACTGTTATATCTTCACTACTAGTGGCACCTGAAAGTACTCTATGTGCACCCTGTCCAGGATTTGCTCTTATTTTAAAACAAGAATCTACACCTTCTGGATTTGTTTCTGTAGAGCTTTCCCTTGTAACTACATTAAGACTAAAAAACTCAAATGAACTATTTGAAATATTATTTGTACTTTGTTGTTCCATTAACAAGCCTAAACTTTCGCCAGTTATTGGATCATGCTCAAAACGTGGTGAACTGTTAACTGCACCAGTGGTTTTAATAAGCTCGGTTACAGCACTAGATTCTTCCAGTTGGGCTCCCCAGATGTAAAGGCCAGAAACACCATCACCTGGCCATGCTTTATTGGCTATCGTAGTAGAATCAGTCATTCTAAGCTGTGGTGAGCCATTGGCATTGTTAGTTGCAGTTGCAGTTAATGAACAACGGTACCAGCCATTTGGGTATGCTTCAATACTTGCAGTACCTGTTCCATTGCTAACGTTAGAACTACCATCACCCGTTATATTAAATGCAACAACTTGATTAACACCAAAAGCACTGGCAGGAAGAATTAAACCAAAATAACGATTAGTAGTGTATTGTTTGGCCCAGCAAGATATTGTATAAGCTCTATCCTTTTTAAAAGTTGATGAATTACTTACATTACGGCCACCTGTCTGTGTATCTTCAATATATAAACTAGCTGTTAGTGTGTTATTTGGAGCAAGTGTTCCAGGGGCATTATCAGTTACAGTGCCTCTTGCATTATTTTTATTCCAAAAAGTAGAACCACCAAATCCTTCACTATCTTCAAAGAAGTTAGTAATTGCTTTTTTAATTAATCCATCACTATCAATATATGTGCCGCTACTTGCACGATTAAATTCAATAAGATTTGAACCTGTAACAGCATCATTTAAATCTTTGCGATCAGCAAATTGAAGATCTAAACTTGGCCTTGCACCTGCTAAATCCCATAGCTGGTTTCCAAAACCATTATATTGGTGAATACTTTTCTGTTTTGTAGCTAATGTTCTCACTAACTTAATTCAGAAACATAAAGAACGCCACTGGAACCAGAGGCGCAGATTACAGCAATATTAGGATCATTAGAGGGAACAGCAATATCTAAACGTTCTCCATTTGCAATAAAATGACCACTTAATGTCGCTGTTTGAGTTCCGGTACCTGCGCTATAAAATGTATCTGTTCCAGCAGCTCGCATACTAATGCGATGAACTCCTGATGTAAGGGCTGTATTTGTATTACCAGTAGCCACTGTAATTACTCTTGGTGTTTCAGGAATTCCAAGAGGTTCTGTTTTTAATCGCTCGCCTGTTACAGTGGTTCCACTGATATTAATATCACCTGTGACACTAAGAGCACCTGTAACATTAAGAGCATCACCACTTACGGTAGAAACTTTATAATGCGTAAATAAAGCGCCATTTTCCCAAACGTTGGGCATCTTATTTTCCTTTAATGTAGTTGTATTTTAACAGGGGGAAATAAAAAATCATTCTGTCCTAAGAGCAGTCAATTCATTTTCTAATACTTCAACTTTAGCAATTAATTCTTTAATAGCTGCAGTTAAACAAGGAATCATATAAGTTAGATCGACTGATTGGTACATTGGGTTATTATTTTCATCAACTTGATCTTTAGTTCCAGAGACAGCATCTGGAACAATTTCTTGCAGTTCATGTGCAAAAAAACCTTGCATTGTATGATTAGGGTTTCTTTTTAAGTTGTAATAAATTGGATTTAATTGTTTTACAAGTTCAACTCCGTCTGAAATCGGTCTGTCATTTTCTTTGATACGATAATCTGAAACTCCATTGTCAAAAAATGTCGAGTTGGGTCCATTCTCAATACCACCTACGAAGTCTCCATCTTCGTTATAAAATCTAGCAAACCATCTATCACTATTTGTTTTATTTTGTTTAATTATTACTCCACCACCAGTAGTATTTGAGGCAGAGTCCCCGTCCAACGGAGAAATTCCCAGCTGCCCTGGAATGCCAGGTACCGCAGGAGTTGCATCAGGATTAGGAAATGGCTCTAAAGCTTCTGCAAAATTATTAAATAAAGTTTCACTCTTTCCTGTTACCCTTAGTACTTGAGATGTGCCTTGTGAAATGTAGGGGGCAAATACTATAGAAGTTTTTTTATCATTAGATGTGTGAGCCTGATCTGCTTTAAAATTAATGACAGCACAATCTTGTAATGTACCATTTGTACTATTACCAGAAACGACGATGCTAGAAAGAATATCTCCACTTGCAGTTGAAGTATTATCTCTAACTAAATTAAATTTTGTAGTTCCAGTTGAAGAAAGTCCAAACTCTTCAAGACTTAAATTATTTACTGTTAAAGTGTCAAAGTTACTGGTTCCTGAGCAATTTATATTGCCACTAACATTTAAACCACTTTCGCAAGTAACAATACCGGTAAAAGTTGGATTTATAACTAAACCAGAAACACTGGTTGAAGTATTTCCAGATGTTCCCGTAGTAAATGTTAAATAATCAATTCTAAGTTCTCCATATTGTGCCATGATTTACGCTCTTGTTTTTTACCTTAAAATATATTCTAACTTAGCTACCCCAAATTGTTAAGATAGCCCCGTTAGTACCAGAGGAAATCGTAACTCTACGCGTTCCACTTGTTGCAAAATCTAGTGTATTTCCTGAACTGCTGTAAAGACCTGTATCTGCATCATCAATAAATGCAAGACTTGGTGCATCTTCTGTTCCTGAAGATATAAAAATTGGATCTCGAGCTGTTAGTCCACTTTCAAAATAAGCTTCACCACTAACATTTAAGTCACCAGTTACAGTTAAACCTGAGGTGACAATAATGCTGTCATTTACATAAAGATTATTAAACTCACCTGTTGTAAATGTTGCTGTTTGGCCTGTAACAGTTGTACCTGATATGTTACCTGAAACAATAATTCCACTGGTTACAGTAAGACCATCGGTGGAAGAACTAATAACAATACCGCTAATATCTAAATTACCGCTAACATTTAAATTGCCACTGATAGTTGAGTTGCTATTAACATTTAAATTGCCACTTACAGTTGAGTTGCCACTAACATTTAAATTACTGCCAACATATAAATTTCCACTAATGTTTGAATTACTATTAGCAGTAAATGTTTCAGAAGATAGGTCTTGAAAGACACCTGTAGTAAATTGACCTGTTATACCAGTAATTGTTTGGCCAGAAATTGTAGTTAAACCCGAAATTGTATCTGCAACAAATGTTGCTCCAGTAACAGTATTAGTGAAGGCACCACTTGCTGCTGTTATTTCATTAACAGCATTAATAAATTTACCAGAAATTGTATTGCCAGTAATTGTATCACTAACGAATAAATTACCGGTAATCGTTACTTCACCGCCACTAATAATAATGCCGCTGATAGTGCTGGACCAAGTAGGGGTTTGCCCTGAACCTTGTGATACTAAAATTTGTCCATGAGTACCATAATTTTCTCCTGCAATACCAAATGATCCTTCTTCACTAATACGGAAACGTTCACTTCCGTTTGTAGTAAAACCTAATGCAGGATTGTTATTAAAACTACTACTTCCAACAAAAATACCTAGATCATCTTGCCCCTCAAAAGTAATAGAAGGATTAGAGCCTGTACCAGAACCAAAAACACCTGAGTCTGTATTGATCCTAGTGGTTCTAATTGTTGTGTTATTAATAATATCAAGAGTAACAGAGGAACCACTTATTGTTGTAAATTGTCCACTGTTTCCCGTAACACTTGTAAAATTTCCACTAATGACGGAAATTGTGTCGCCAGTGATTGTTTGGGTGACATAAACATTATTAGCTGTAATTGTGTTACCACTAATAATAGATTGTCCTTCGGCTACATAATAGTCATCTAAGTAGTCCCTAAAACCACTAAAAGTAATTTTTTTATTTCTTAAGGCAGGATCAGCTTCAAAAACATGGACCAAAGTTAAAAGGTCTGCGTCAACAATTTCTTGCGACGCAAGTGTCGGAAATTCTGAGATTTTTCTATTAGCCACCTATTTATAAAACTAAGTCCTAAGTGATATTATAAGACTTTTTATTTAGCACGAATCTCAATGCGAGGTAAAAAGTCTGTTGTAAATGCCCAGATTGCTTGTACACCCAATACACTACCTGTTGCAACAGCAAAAATTAAAATCAATTCTGCTAGCGTCAAGTTACGACGAACGACACGTACTTCTTCATTAAATTGTTCTTGAGGAACATAGTTAACTTGAGGAGTGTTATTTGGATATGTTTGAGGAACATACTCAGATCCATTCATAGATAATTCCATCCTGGGGGGAACTTGTTGTGGCGCAGGTTGCTGAGTTACTTGTTCAATTGCTTGTTTCAAAGCTTCGTTCCTCATTGCTTTAAAATCAGGAACATTAAAGTTCATTTCTGGTTTTTCAAATTGAGTGCTTTGTGTTGCCGTAGGCTGTTCAGATAATGCACGATCAAACTCAGCTGGATTGTTATAACGAGGTCCTGATGGATTTACATAATAATTATTTTCTTTTGGCACTTGACCGGGAGTTACATATTGCTTGCTAGAAGGAACTTGATCTTCCATCATTTTTACAGTATTGTTCTTTGAAAGTGTAGCATTGTTTAAGATTTTTTGCGATGACTAAAAATGATACGGGTGGTCTTGTAAAGTCATTGGCTGCAATAACAGCTGAGCTACGTGGAATTCGTAATATTTTATCTTCAATGTGGCATAGTCGCTATCAAAATGAAGAAACAGACTTAGTTTCACCAGAGGTTTATTCTGATGAATATATCTCTACAGAGGAATGTGCTCGCCGTTTAAACGTTACTGATCAAACAATTCGTAATTGGATTTTACAAGGTAAAAAAAAGAAAGGTTTTGGTTGGCAGCAGGGTGTTCATTATATCGTCATGCCTGTTGGAAGCCATAAAAAAATGATCCGTATCCCATGGAATCAATTAATTCTTTCCTATAGAAAAGGAGAAGATGTTAATCTAAGAACATTTGATCCAGTTAATGCTCCTGATTTGTATTCCGGTGACTCTCGTAGGAATTTAGATCATGTTCCGGATCCATCCGTTCCTAATCTAGATGATTAAAATGAAACATCGTTTTGATGGAATTAATATAAACGAACTTACTTTTGAAAATTATCAAGAGAAACTTCCTTCTAGCTTGGCAAAACAAGTAGAAAAATTTTTGCCTCCTGAAGGTTCTTTTGATGAAAATATTATGCGTCGTTATATCCAATCAATTCGTGATTTTGAATTAGAAGATCCCAACAGCAGCATGACACTAGCAAATCGCTTGCGTTTAGCTTTTCAAGATATGCAGCCAGAAACAATTTGTACACGTTTTCCTAATGCTGACTTACCTTTAAAACGTCGCTTACGTTGTGTTGCTGAGTATTTAATTCGTTCCGGAGAGTTTGATAAAGTAAAAGATGAAAATGGAAAGCTTATTAAGAAGCGTGGTATCTTAGGAAAAATGGTTGTAATTTATCAGCCATTACCTAAGATGCTTTTAATTTTACAAAAACAAAAACTTTTAAAAAATGGATAGACGCGAAAAACTTCTTGCTGCTGTTTGTGGTGAAGACCTTGATGGGAATAGTGTGCGTTATGCAGATGCAACCATCAAACTTATTTTGAGTGATATGGCTAAAGAATATATTAAATTCTGGGAGGTTGAAGGTCCTGGTGCCATGTGCTTTCAACCTAATAATTCTGAAAGAACAATGTTCTGGTTAACGCTGGAAGAATTGCATTCTGCCAAGGAAAAGTCTGAACAAGACAATGAAAAAGAATTAGCTGAAACCTTTCGTAAAATTTTAGAATCTGCACAGAAAATTGACCCAACCGCTGGTGCAGGATATATCCTTAACGATCACCAGGGGATGCGTTACTTTTATATTGATTACAATAAAGAGTCTGAATAATGGGTCTTAAGCGGGGTAACGTACGCTCAGAAGAGTTTGAATGGATTACTAATCGTGATTTGGTTGACTCTGCCCATCTCCTTATGGGTAAAATTGATCTCGATCCAGCTAGCTCTGCATTTGCTAACGAATACGTCGGAGCAGACAAGTATTTCACACCAAAGGAAGATGGCTTAAACGAGGAGAAATGGTTTGGAAACGTCTATTTGTTTCCTCCTAGCCAATCTTATTTTTGGCACAAAAAAAGCCAACGATGGAAAACGACTAGGGGGTTGTCTCCAACCTTGACATCTGGTCATGCTTTGTGGTGGAGAACCTTAAAGCGTAAATGGCTGTCCAGTGAAATTGAACAAGGTTTATATTTTTCTAACTTTATTGATATGACTATGTACTGCCAGGATATTTTTGATCATCCTGTTTGTATTTTAAAATCACGTCCTACATTAATTCGTCACTACTATGCTGATGATCATGTTATGTCAAGGAATACAGGCTGTAGTTTAGTTGTTTATTTACAACCTAAAGACAATATAGAGAAGGCTACTCAGGAATTTATTGATATTTATTCTGAAAAAGGTCGGATTATTGTGTAAGATGTTTAAACTGAGTTTTGACTATGTCCGTACTAAGCGATAAAGAGATCCGAGAATTTGCGGAAAAAGGAATGATCACTCCTTTTAAATCATCCTTAATCAACAAGGAAAATGATATTCCTATTCTTAGCTATGGACTTAGCTCCTACGGTTATGACATTCGCCTCTCACCCAACCAGTGCCTTCTCTTTGGAGGTGTGCCCCATGGTATGTGTGATGCAAAAAACTTTGATCCTGACATTTTAAAAGAAACTGAACTCCATGAAGATGAAAGAGGAAAGTATTTTATTATCCCTCCTTTTGGCTACTGTTTGGGTGTTGCTGTTGAACGCTTGGCTCTACCCAGAGACGTTACCGTGGTTGCTGTGGGTAAAAGTACATATGCCCGCGCTGGAATCATGGCGAACATTACTCCAGCAGAAGCTGGTTGGGAAGGTCATTTAACACTAGAGATTAGTAATTGCACTCCTTTATTTAATAAAATCTACGCTAATGAAGGTATTTGTCAATTGTTGTTTTACCAGGGGGAGCCTTGTGAAGTTGATTACCAAATGCGTAAAGGAAAGTATCAGAAACAACCGTATGAAGTAGTCTTATCTAAGGTTTAACCAAAACCTTTGCCTGTGTATAGTTTGGGTTTGTCTGCATAGTTTGTACTACCAGCTTTCCCAAACCTATCTCCTTCTATAAAAGCAGGAGTTTGTCCTTGCATATCAGTATATGGTTGATCGTAACCTTTCTTTTGACGAAATTTTCCGGCTGATCTTGCTGACCGAAGAAACTTTTCAACACGATCTTGCTGCCTCTCGTTGCGAGCATCCCCAGCATACGCCGTCCTTCTTTCGCTCTCGTCCAGATTACGTAAATCAACGTCATAAGCACGTTCAGGGGTGAGGTCTGTTACAAAGCCACCTGAAGAGCCGCGTCTGTTTTGGGGAGTTGGAATTACCATACCTGAATTATAATTGGAGTTAATAAAGGTACGTTGTTAATTATGGATTTCTTATCCGCTTTCATTGCTGATAATGATGAACTGAAAGGACGCTTGGCAACTATAAGCGATTTTGGTCAAGAATTAGATAATGAAAATAATGATGTTCCGGTGTATGATCAATTCAATAGAGGAATTGCAGTGACGCAAGAATCGCGTCCTCGCATGAACTTAGCTATTGATCCAGAGGCACAACCACGATGCGGAGTAACAGGAACGATTCCAAGTGCAGAACAGGGGATTGCAATGGGAGCAATGCCTCAGCCACGTCAGTTAATGGTGGACATGGGAGACTTTGCACCGGAGGAGATGGAGATGGACGAGAAGAAGCAAAGGAAAATAAAAGCTGGTTTGAACCGATAGATACTACATCAGAGTGCCCTGGAGGCGTTTGTCCTGTCCCCTGGGCTACACAAGAGGAGGATAAGCCATTGCCTAGTCGAAAGGCATGGGATGTTTATCTGGAAAAACATCAAGAAGTTTTTGATGAACAACGTCCTGTTTTAAGTGATACTGTTAATCATCCTTCGCATTACACTGACGGTGAAATTGAATGCATTGAAGCCATCGAAGCGCAGCTAACGCCAGAAGAATATAGAGGCTACCTAAAAGGTAACGTAGCAAAATATGTTTGGCGCGAAAGGCATAAAGGGGGTATTGAGTCATTGAAAAAAGCCCAATGGTATTTAGATAGATTGATTAAATTAGAATAAGAAAAAAGATAGTTATGTCTAGACCACCTCTTGCTTCTCCTACATTTTTTAGTCCTTCTGTATTAAAGCCAGATGTAGCACCAGTACAAGGATCTGTAAACGAAGCAACTGTACCTATTGATGATTTTCAAGAATTGCTACAGAAATTAGAAGCTTCTAAAATGCGTCAACAAAGACAACAGTCTGTTGAAGGCAGAAGAGATATTTACTCTCAAGGATTAGCTTCTATGATGGGTAATTTTTAAAATCAATTAAATAAAGAAAGGCATGACATCATCATCATCATCTTCATC